TGGTGAATTTATTGTAAGTAAATATGGTGTGGACAAATTCGGGGTAGATAACTTAAGAGCAATTAATAAAGGTGACAATCCTTCATCATCTTCAGTGTATAATTATAACTTGAGTGTTAATGTTAAATCTGATGCAAACCCTAACGAGATTGCTAGAACGGTAATGATGCAGATTAAGCAAATAGATTCTCAAAGAATCAAGGGGAATAGAATATAATGGCAACTTTAAATTACCTTGCTGGTAGAAAAAAATACAGTAGACCACAAGCACTGTTGTTTTCAAATAATCCTGGAACACTTGTCTCAGGCCCCAATGGTCCAACCCACGTACCATCTGGATACGAAATCGGAACTGATCCAACACAGATTGGAAATTTGACGGATGGTATTTTCTTAATATTATCAGATCATAATCGCAGTGCTATAGATATTAAACATAACAGACTTGAACAAAGAGAAAGAACTATAAATGGAAAGATGAGATCATTTTTTATTGCAGATAAGAGTGTGTTTACTATAAGTTGGCAAAACCTGCCATCTAGATCTTTTGAAAATACTATAAATTTTGATACAACAACTGGAAAAGAAGAAAGTGAATTAAAAAGATACACAGTAGATGGTGGAGCAGGAGGAAATGAATTACTAAACTGGTACTTAGAAAGTCCTGGATCATTTTATTTATTTCTTGCTTATGATAAATATAATGCTTTTCAAGGACAAGATAACGTAATGGGAAGGCTTAATGAATATCAAGAAGTTAAAGAAGTTTTTATAACTGATTTTTCATATAACGTAAACAAAAGAGGTTCTAATACACACGACTTGTGGGACGTAACTATATCTTTGGAAGAAGTATAATGTTTGAAAATGACAACATTAGAGGAGTTTTTGAAGGATCTGAAAGTGTAAACATTAAAGGATTAGTTTTAGCAGAATGGAATTTTAATAATGCAGAAAACTTATTTAAAATTGGAAACTACAGACATCGTCCATTAGAAAGTTCGTCTAAATATAAAAATATTATTAATTTTTATGATCCCAATGATAGCGGCAATTTTTATACAGATGCAACTAATGCTGACATAGTAGTAGATGGTGGATACGACGATTCAGACGAACCGCAACTTTTTACATCTATTAAAGAAAAAGAAGGGCAGTTATTTTCTTTAGAGGATTGTTTTAATAAATTTAGACCAAGATCTGGAATAAATAAAATACAATACTTCAATAATAAATATTTTCATAATTCAAATTCTTATTTGGCCAATAGACCAAGATATTATATGTCAGATAAAAGAGATTATTTTAAATATTGGAGTTCTTATAGAACAGAAGACAACATTGAAAGAGGTATTGCTAAAAATATTTCAAACAATAAAAATTATATAGATGATGCATCGCCGTTTGTGGTGTATAAAGATAGTATTCCAGTTAATAGAATTGTTATTAAGATGCAAACAAATATTGGAGAAATTGATTTAGGTCCATTTTCAACAGTGTCTGAAAGTATAAGTGATCCATTTTATGGATACAGCAATCAGACAACTCCAAGTACTTGGAAGGTTCAGATACTTAATAATAATATTTGGACGGATATAATTAATTTTGATGAAACTTCTACAAGATCAGATGGCAGTAATATTATTAAATCTGATGGGCACGTTGAATTAAAATACGGACTACTCACTCCATTAAAATATATTGATACCTTTTCTTTAATTGAAACTATTTCATCTACAGCACTGTTGCCAACAACATCTTCATATGGACATGCTTATTTAGTTAATAATAATAATCAACTTGGAACTCTTCATATTTATAATGGATTTGACTATGACTTGTTTATTCCAGAATATGGGTGGGGCTTACTAGAAAAAGAAATAGATAAAACTTCCACGGTAACAGAACTAGTAAACGTAATATCCTATAACAATGCTAATACAAATAGCATATCTTATAAAGAATTTCAATATATAAATGGAATAAGAGTTGTAGTAAGCACAATGAATAAGTTTGACAGTGTCTTTGATTTAATTGAGTTGTCTCCTAGATTGTTGGTAGACATAACAGATAATGTCACTACCTATACAATAAATAAATCAATATCTGATTTAAGCACAAACGGACTACCAGTAGGACAACTTTTGGCATCTACTGGCAACCTAGAATTAATTGATCCAGATATGTCTTTTAATAAAAACAATACAAATAGCATTGTTCATAACTATTTAAATAATAATGTTAAATTTAGTTTTTATGAAAGTGTAGAGACTATTAATAATATTTATGAGCACATACCGTTAAAAAAACTATACTCAGATTCCATACCGCAAACAGATGTAAAGAATGGTAAAACCTCTATAGAGTTAAGAGATTTATATTTTTATCTAGAGCAGATAAATGCTCCTAGTTTATTTTTAACAAATGTGTCTTTAAGTTTTGTAGTTTCAACATTATTAGACTACGCTGGTTTCTCTAATTACATATTTAAAAAAATTGAAAATGAACAAGAACTTATTATTCCTTTCTTTTTTTGTAATGAAGAAAAAAATATTGCACAGGTTTTAAATGATTTAGCAATATCTTCTCAATCTTCTATGTTTTTTAATGAAGAAAATGATCTAGTTGTAATGAGCAAAAACTATACTGTACCAAAAATAACAGACAGGTTATCAGACATCACTCTTTATGGCTCTAAAAATAATCAAATAAATAATAAAGAAAATATATTAAATGCTTCAATAGTGGATACAAAGGTTTTGAATTCTGGTAAAATTAATTATACTACTAGATATATTCAAAAAACTTTAGGATCAATCAAGCAAGCAACGTTAATTGATAAAGAAAAAACTTGGATATACAAGCCAACATTGTTATGGGAAGTTTCTGGAAAGGGCAATACAAAAACTGTAAATGAGTCTGCCGCATCTATGTCGTCATATGTTTTAGCAGCAATACCGCTAGGATCATCTTTGTCAAGTGATGTTCCATCAATTAGTCACAATGTATTGTTAAATAATACCATTGATCTTGGAGAAAACATATATTGGATCAGCAACTATAATGGATATTTTTATTCAAATGGTGAGGTTATTAGGTACGATGCAGTTGAATATAATGTTTCTGGAATAGGAAATATTTGGATAACTAATGTTGAAGATTATGAGAATTATTTTTCTCAGTTACCCTTTAACGGAAAAATGTATCCAACTGGATTAATTAGAATTTATACAGAATTGGATTATGTAGAAGTAAATGGTGTAAAAGTTTTAAAAGATGGTGATGTAATAAAGAATGGAAGAGGTCAATTTGGAACAGAGGTCACAAGTCATCATGCTGGATTAAACCCATATTGGACTAGTGGAGACAACGTAAAAAGTTGTAACATGTATTCTGAATATTTGTTTGCAAATAAAACATTAGACAAAACAGTTGTAGTTGGTGCTGCTGGTGTTAGCGATAGCATAGCAAAACAAACAACTAGAACTGGTATTATTAAAAACTTTTTATCAAGTTCTTATACTTCAGAGTATGATAATAAAAATTCAATTAATAAAAAATCTGGAAACATTCAATCATCTGCATTGGTTATGACTGGGCCATCGTTTAACTTTGAACAAAAACCAATTAATTATATTAACTATGTTTATAAACCACTAAGCAGCAAATTTAAACATTTTGGAACTAGATTAAGAATTATTGGTAAGGTTGAAAACAATGAGGTTAGAGGTCAAACACCAACTGGAAGCATGACATATTACGTTGTTCCTGGAACTGATCCATCTCAAAATATCAGTATAGGTGGTGGCTCTGGTGGCTTAGGAATTATGGTTAACCCTACAAACAATGTGGGATATTATTTTGAAATCGCAGCATTAACAGAAACAAACATAGATAAATATGCCAATGGTTCTACAATTGCTAACTTAATGTTTTACAAGATAGGAAAAGATAGTGCAACAGATATGGCTGTTCCTGTAAAGTTATGGTCTGGCTCAACTAACATATTAGTAGATGATGGTAACTTTACTGGACAATACAGGGTAACAGGAGAGTCTAATCCAACCGTATATGACATAGCAGTTGAATATTTAGATATTGGACAAACAAGAAAGTTTTATTTATATATAAATAATAACATTGTTGCCATAGTTGATGACACAAGCCCACTTCCTATTTATAATAATATGTGTTTGTTTACCAGAGGAACATCTAAAATTATGTTTGAAAACATATTTGCTTTAGGAAGCAACTATTCTAAAAATGTTTCAGAAAATATAGATATACCATTTAATAAAATATTTGATAATCAAGAACTCACATCTAGTGATGCATTTAGAAAGTACGCTTTAAGTTCTGTAATACAGTCAACATACCTTTCTGGCATAAGTCCCTCAGAGCCTCCATCTTACAATTTTTATTTTGATGAGTTTGGTTCTATTATGAGAGAGTGTGCATATTTTAATATCAAGTTTGATAAAGCATATCCAGCACTATATTCTAAAATATCTCCAACTTTTAATAAAATAAAGGGTTATACAGTTTCTGGATTTTTACCAGATGCTTACGGTGCAGAATTTTTAATTTTTAATGCAACTGATACTGTCTTAACGCTAGATGAAACATCTGGTAATTATTTAAGAATTCAAGGAGTTGCGTTTACTCAATCAACAAACCATACTTTAACAGTTGAAGATTATTATAAAGAAAACTCTAACTATATTAAAACACAATATTTAGATGATCAAGTTATAAAATCAAATACTGAATCTAAAGATAAATATAATAAGTTAAAAATAAGTAAATCTAAATATGGCACTAAAGAATTTACAATGGATACTCCATACATACAATCAAGAGATGATGCCGAAGCATTGCTTGGATGGATTGTTAATAAAACTATAGATCCTAAAAATGCAATTGGATTAGAAATATTTGCTATGCCAACAATTCAACTTGGAGACATAGTTAACGTATATTATAAAAATGCCAATAATGAAGATATCATAGCATCAGAAAATAAAAGATTTGTTGTTTATAATATTGAGTATGCAAGATCAGCACAGGGTCCAACAATGAAGTTATATTGTTATGAGGTAGCAGATGAGTGATTCAATTCCAAATACACCACAAATAATATACTCTAATTCATCAGATAGTTCTTTGGTTAAGGTTGCAGAGCCGCAATACATCATAGTGGGAGACGAAGAAGTATCTATAGAGACTATGTCTAATTTAATATTTGAAGATATTGGTGGACAAGAAATTATTAATATTGATAGAAATGATACGGTGTTTGGCTCTAAACTTGTTTATGACAATATATACAATTCTAATAAAATATTACAAAGTTATAATTCTTACACCTTAGCCCCAGTTTTTCAAACATCTTATGAGTACTTTAAAAACTTTACAATTGTTCTTGATCAAAAGATACCAAATGTTGCAAATGGTAACAATGGTGTAAACGTTTATATAGAATCATCAACAGGAGATTTAGTTCTAGAACTAGTTAATATTGAAGATGATGAACAAATAGAGATAAATATACTAACTAGTGGAAGCGGCTATTATGATACAATATAATATAGGAGATTTAAGTGATTACTAGTACTGGCAAAAATATAATATTGAAGTACCTACTTGGTCAAGTTCCCTCATATGCTTCATATATCGCTGTTGGTTGCGGTGCAAGGCCTTTAGAGCCATACGTTAGCGGTACAAAGCCAGACTATTCAAATAAGACAGAACTAGATTTTGAAATGTTTAGAGTACCAGTTTCTTCAAGGGGTATAGTAAATGAAGACGGTATATCAAAGATTGTGCTTACTGCAGAATTACCAACAGAAGAAAGATATGAAATAACTGAGGTTGGAATATACTCTGCAGGCTTTAATCGATTATTGAACTCTAGCGATAGCAAATCTTTGCTATCCTTTACTCAATCAGAAAACTGGACTATTAATGGATCTAATACTTTAAACATTGTTGCAGAACCATTAGATGATCCATTGATTCTAAACGTTGTTAAAGATTACTTTACTGTTAACGGATCATCTTTAGAGTTAGATATTTTTCAAACTAATGCAGATAATACTATTTTCTTAAATACATCTAGGTATGAAAAGAATGAAAGATCAAGATTTTTAAACAACATGGTTTTAATGAGAGGAGACTCTTCAACATTTTCTGGATCAACAGGAACACTAGTTGGTGCTGGTAACTTTATTCAGTTATCTGGAACATCCGCAAACCTTTCAAAATATTCTACCTCTGATGAACTCAGACTTGCTTTTAGTGTTTTAAATAAAGATGGTAGTGATGCAGACATCAATACATCAAAAATTGCTGCTCGAATTTTAGTAGAGTTTTCTGCATCTAATACTCCTGGTGCGTATGCAAGAATGGAAGCAAGAGTTGATCATGTTAACGATGACTCTGCTTATGATTTTGATGTAAACAGATATTTTGTTGTAAATAAAGAACTTAAAGATCTAAACACAACTCAGGGTTTTCCTTGGAAATCTGTTGATACAATTAAAGTTTATGCTCAAGTTCTTACTGGTGCATCAACTGCTAATACTGTAGATGATTCTTACTATGTAGCACTAGATGCCCTGAGAGTTGAAAGCAAAAACAATATAAATCCAGCATATGGTTTAACAGGTTATACAGTTGTAAGAAATATAGATTCATTACCAATTGTAAAAAGTCCTAATACTAGCAACTACATAGAGTTTAGGTTTGCTATGGATGTTGAATAATGGTAGATCAAAATATAAAAAAAGTTAGAATATTAAAAAAAGATTTACCTAATTATATAGGAAATAATGATGAACTATTTTATCAAATGAGATATAGAATTGTTTCTGAAGATAAGAATAGGTCTTCACATTGGTCACCAATACATAAACTAGAATCAACAAGTACGTTTGATGAAGTTGGTTTTGATATTGAAGATATTGCAGGAACAAGTATTCCTCATAATGTTTATATAGATGATTCAAACCATACGGCTGCAATTACTTGGACAATGCCATCATTATTAATTACAAACCCAACTGATGAACAAAAGTTAACACAAGTTTATGAAGGATCACTTAAGAGTTTTGATGTTTATGTTCAATGGAAAACAAGTGGAAGTTATGGTAGTTGGATCTGGGTTGGTATTTCTAATGGTAAGTACGATATGAAATATCCATCTACAGGACCAACGCACATGAAGTTTAGAGTACAAAAAGTTACACAAATTAAACAAGCCTTTGATGCTGCCACATATCTAATTAGTACTGAGCAAGCCCTTTAGTGGTATAATAGAATAACTATGGCTAGAATACCTCTCCCAAATCGTGGTCAACCACTTGATGTTGCTTATATGTATCAAATAGCAGATACTTTAAATACATTATCTACCCAAGTTTCACCATCACTTAATAAATATATGACAATAGATACTATTTCTTCTGGAAAACAAGATGTGAAATCATCTGAAATGAGAATGGTTGGTGGATATGTAGAGGTTGCAAATAATAGTACAGTTAGTGCTGGAAACGAACTTCCATTTTCTTTA